ATTTCACTGTCGTCTACTGGAAGTTCTATATTATTTGGTCTTCCTTTTATATATGCAGATGAGAATATTCCACCTCTAACACCTGACACTACGTTAGAACCATATCTTACTGTTCTACTATCTTCACCCTTTCTAGCACCAAGTGTAGGTGCATATTCTGAACTATTAATTAACTGACCTGCATCAGATCTGTGTATATTTTTAGTACTAAATGTTATTTGTATCTCTGCATTTTCATCTGCTTTTTTCTTTTGCTTTCTTCTTGAAACATTTACATTACCTTGCATAAAATGAGTACAACTGTTGTGTCCTACACCACCGTCATAGTCAGGTCCAAATATTCCCATAGTTTGTAACTCTGAATTTTCAATATCTCGTGAGAATGATTGATTACTAAATTCATCTTCATCTTTATTAGCAATTATTTTACTAAAAGATTGTACCTCTGGATCACTGAAGATAGGCATACCTGCAGCAACTGATATACCAGAATACTGTTGGAAATGTTTAGCATCAGTACCCATCTTATGAGATAAGAAACATACTTCATTAAGATCTTTATCTATACCAACAAAATCTGCATGTGTTCCACTTGAACCTGGTATAAATCCAATGATATTACCATAGGTTTCTGGTTCAATCACGAGATCTACTGGTGTTTCCATACCTAGTTTAAATATATCATCATTCATCTTCTTTAATATTCTATGCTCTTCAGATGTATCAGGTGATCTATTCCTAAATTTTCTTTTCCATCCTTTTGATTCTAATAAAGGATTAGTATATGGTAAAGATCTAAATGCATTACTGTCTTTATATTTCACTACAAAATAAAAAGTTATAGATTTAGGTGGTTTAGTAGGATTACCCTCACTATCTACTAGTTTATTGGTAAATTCTAAATGTCCCATACCAGATAATGTACTAGACCCTACAAACTTAATACCATATCCTCGAAGAGTGTTAACTATTTGCTGCATCAAATCAAATCTACTTTGATTAGTACGAAATATAAAAGTAACAGAGGGTTTAGTAGCTTTTGCTCTTTTCTTAGAAGTCCATGAGTTAGAACTTTCTTTTTTAACCTTGTTATAATGAACAGAATACTTTGTCTTCTTAAACTTTGCAGTTTTTATAGTACTTTCAACTCTGCTAATAGTATCATTAAAAGCTTTAAGTATCTCTTGCTTTAATTCTGTGCTAGATTTTCTTTTGGCAGCAGTCACCATGACTTTTTATTTTTATTTATCGTCAGGTAGTTGCTCCAACTTCTCTCTCATCTGTTCTATAAGATCTTGTGCTTCTATTAAATTCTCAATGTCTGCTAAGAATGAACCTATGTGTTTTGATACATAAGGTTTCTCACCTCTTGCTGCAAACGCAAGAGCATCTCTTAAATGTTCCTGTGCTGCTCTTAATGAATCTTCTACTTGTCTAGTTAACATTAACGGTCACCTCTTTTTCTTTTCTCAGATTTCTCTATAGAAAAACTACCACCAGGATATCTCTTTTCTAGTTTCTTAACATTACCTCGTACAACGTCATCAAATTCAACGTTCAATGCAATACAAGCGTTTGCTACGTACCACATAATATCACCCAACTCAATAATAAGATGTTCTCGATTGTCGTCGTTCCAAGGTTTACCTTGAAATACCATCTTCTTAACGATCTCAAGAAACTCACCAGATTCAGCAGCAAGACCAACACCAGAAGTGGTAAGACGTTCAATATTGGCACCCTCTCTGTCAAGTTCACCCAAGCGATCAGCAAGATCGACAAAATTCTTACTGGAATCGGATGTGACACCATCCACGAATAAAAGATACTTATCAAAATCAATCATACTTTTAGATTTTTAAACTTTTGAAATTTATTTAGCACAGTAGGTTTAACATCATCAGAACTCACCTTAGTAATAACTGTAGTACTAGGTGGTTGTTCTACAATATCATTTTGTGCACTTTGTTCTACATCATACAACTTCATCTTAGATCTGTCAACCCCTATGGCAAATCGCTTGTTTATAGTAGGGTCGTTGTATCTATTTTTTAGTTGTTTAACTAGAATCTGATTTAATTGCTCAGATTCTTCAGTCGAGATAAGAGCAAACATGAAGTCAGCAGTAGCAGGGAGACCAAAGGATTCACTCGTGTCAGTAAGATCAATATCACTACTGCCATAGCCACTACGAGTCGTCTGAGTAGCGGAGACGATAGGTACATTAACCTCAACTGCAAGACCACGGAGTTCTTCAGCAATCGCTTTAACATAGGTATAGGAATTTACAACAGCACCTTTAAATCTTTGAGATGCACAAATATTTAGGTAGTCAACAAAAATTAAATCTGGTTTAAAACTTGTCTTTAATGTCAGTTCATTCAATAATGATTTAAAATGTCCTACATGTGCTGATGCTGTAGGATATTCTTTAATAATTAATTTACCTTGTGTCTTCTTCATCAACTTGTTTACCTTACTCTCAAATATTTGCTTAGGTAAATCAGCAATTTCTTGTATATTAACACCTAATAAGTTAGCATCTATTCTCTCTGCAATCTTTTCTTCTGACATCTCACAGGTAATGTACAATACATTCTTACCTTGTAGTAATGTTGCTGCAGCAACGTGACACATGAATAAAGATTTACCTACACCTGTACCTGCTAGTGCTACGTTCAATGTTTTATTTGATAATCCACCCTTAGTAATCTTATTAAACATAGTAAGATCAAAAGGTATCTTCTCTTCTACTTTATTATAGAATTCAAACCTTTCTTTATAGTTAGAAAAGTAATCATGACCTATACGATTATCAAATGAAACAGCGATAGCATCTGAAAGTATAGAAGGTATAGCACCTTTATCTTTCTTATCATCTTTACCATCTGCTATTTGTATACTCTCTAATAATGACAGATATATTGCTCTATTTCTACACCATTCTTCAGTAGAATCTACTAACCATTTCTGATCTAGTTTCTCATTACTAACCTTATCAATAGATTCAAGAGAAATCTTAAACTGTTGGTCAGTTAAACTAGTGACATTCTGTAAATCAATTGCTAGTGATTCTTTAGTAGGACATTTCCCATACTTATTAATAAAATTTGATATTAAATCAAACAATAATTTATTATGTTCTTCTTCAAAGTATTCTTTTTTTAGATATGGAAATGCCTGACGACGAAATTGATCATTCGTCACCAAGTTATTCAATATTGTAAATTCAAGTGAGTTCATAGATCAATATAATTGAGGTAGGTACTAAAAATATATTTGTCCTCCGATATGGTAGGTTTACCTTGATGTGGAATCATCCATAATGGAGGAAATATCATTCCTCTTCCTCTTTTTGGTTTTAGTTTCTTATTGATGCCTACAAAGTTGGTCTCTCCACCTTCTTCAACATCATTTAAATAGATTAAAAATGCTAGAAATCTCTTTGCTGATTGTCTATCACCTACATCTACATGAGGTGCAAACTGATCTTCAGTATTTTTGTTGTACTTTTTGACTCTACCAAATTCCCAACAAAACTTCTCTGGTAACCATTGTTCACAACCAACTGATTTAACATACTTATCTAAGAACGGAGCAACTCTCCATATCATTAACTCCATCATCTCTGGTTGTAAACCAAATTCATAGAATCTAGGTTTGTTATCAGAGTTTCTAAAAGTTGGTTCTCCGTTGTTAAAGTAATCTATTAGTTCTTGACAATAATCTTCATCAAATATATTGTCATATACCTTGATGAAATCCTCAACTGTCTTCATTGATCATACTTAAATTCTTTAGAAGCAACTTCATCCAGTGCTTGCATTATTTCGGGGGTGAAGTATTTGTTAGGATCGGCAAGAATAGCAGAAGGATATACGCTAGAAGTGCCAACCACAATACGGTTCCCTTTACGTTCAAAAACTCCATACTTCTCACCCAACTCCAGTAGTCCGTAGAACTCGTCCAATCCCCTTGAGTCAAAAAATAGTCGTGTTGCAATTTGAGTGTTCTCCTTTGTTAAACGTGATTTGTATGTTTTAACCTTGATAATATTACCAATGATCTCTTTACTACTATCTTTCTCTTTTGATTTAGTTAGAGTCATAATAGTAGATGCTGCATACTTTAAACCACTACCACCACCCATATCAGTTGGGTCACCATAAGGATTCATCGTCTTATATGTATGATTTGTCACTATCATAGGTATCTTTAACTTACCTAATTTGCTAGTGATAATTCTAAACACAGATT